GTTTCACGAAGAGCTTCACGGAACACTGCATCATCATCGGCATCATGTCCGTCCGCGCCGACCTCACGTATCAGCAGGGCCTAAACCGAATGTGGAGCCGCGAAACGCGCTACGACTTCTTCTGGCCGGCCCTCGCCCACATCGGCGAGCAAGCCGTCCTCAACAAAGAAATCTACGCGGACGGCACCAGCGCAGACGACGACGTGTTCGGCTACCAAGAACGCTACGCGGAATACCGCTACAAGCCCTCACTGATAACCGGCGCATTCCGCAGCAACGCGGCAACGCCGCTCGACGCGTGGCACCTCGCGCAGGACTTCGCGAGCCTGCCGGTGCTCGGAGACACCTTCATCTCCGAAAATCCGCCCGTGGCCCGAGTCATCGCCGTGGACACAGAGCCGCACTTCCTGTTCGACTCCGTCACGCAGCTCCGCTGCGCACGGCCGATGCCGCTATTCGGCGTCCCGGGCCTGATCGATCACTTCTAATGGGACCGTTCGCCGTAGCGGCTCCGATCATCGGGAGCGTGGTGTCCGGGCTCTTCTCCAAGAAGAACACGGAAGCACAAAACGAAGCCCAAATCGCGAGCGCGAGAGAGCAAATGGCGTTCCAAGAACGCATGAGCAACACCGCGCACCAACGCGAAATCGCAGACCTAAAACGCGCTGGCTTAAACCCAATACTCTCGGCGACCGGAGGCGCCGGAGCCAGCACACCGAGCGGCGCGCAGGCCAACATCGAGGCACCTGACGTGCCCGACTTCGGCCACGCCGCAAGCAGCGCAATCGAGGCAATCCGAATGCGCCAAGAACTCAAAAACCTCAAAGCAAACGAACGCCTACTAGACACCCAGAACGCCAAAACCCTCCTAGAGGGCCGCGTAATGGGCGAAAAGTGGAAACAGGAGGAAATCGCAACCGACATCGCGCGACAATTCGGCGTCAGCAGCGCCGAAGCACTACTACGACAGAACCGCGCAACCGCGTCGCTCACGGAACTCAAGGAACCGGAGCAAAAAGCCGCCGCCGAGCTATGGCAAGACCTCGGCGAAGGCGGCGAACTCGCAAAAGGTCTCGGCACCGCCGGACCTCTCATCAAAATCATCATGACACTCCTAGGGAGAAAGTAATGGCTCGCACAACTCGCAGAGTTCAGCTCGACTGCTCGAAGGACCAACGTCGCACGAAACAATCCATGCGCGACGAATGCAACATCAACAACATCATGGCGAAATACCAGCGAACTGGGACCATTTCGCACATCAACAAGTACGAGGGCCAATATGGCGACTTCCCCGCCGTCGACTACAGAACGGCCCTCGAAACGGTGAAACAGGCCGAAGCCATGTTCAACGACCTACCCGCAAAGGCCCGGGCCAAATTCGGCAACGACCCGGCCACGTTCTTGGAATACGTCCAAGATCCGAAGAACCTCGAAGAGATGCGGGAAACTGGGCTCGCACCCGCGAAGCCCAAAGAGACCCCCCCGGCCGTCCCGGCCACCCCCCCGGCTGACGACCCGCCGGTGGGGTAAGACTGACAACCTGTCAGTCAGCACAGTTACATCAAGTAAGGAACTGTGCTGAGGGGGACCTACGGCCTACACGGCCGTGGTCCCCCTTTCCCCCCCCAGCGCCGTCCCCCGGCGCACCTAGCGAGCTACGTCGCTAATACCCGAGAGGGCCCGTCCGGGCCCTACTCTCTTTTCTACGAAAACGGAAGACGGTTTGGCACGAAAGTAAACCGCCCGCTTAGACGAAATCGCTAGAAATAAATCGCTCGAATCTATTACGCGGGCAGTTAGACAGCGTAAGCTCAAACCGTCCAACACCACCAAACCAACACAGGAGAACGAATGTTCGGTGAAAAAATGCTCAGACTCCTAGCGAGTCTGAAAGAGAAGGCTCAACGCCAACAGAGCGTGCTCAGCATCACGCTCGATCAAATCGATGCTCTCGAACAGAGCATCAAAATCCAACAGGAACGCGACTTGGCAAGCCAAGCGCAGGCAACGCCGCCACGCGGCAAGGAGAAATAGACATGCGTAAACGCATGAAAATGCACGGGAAGCAATCCCGCAAGGACTTCCGCCAAAAGAGCGGGGTCCACCCCCGGAATCTGAACACCGGGAACCCCATGAGAGGCGGAATCCGCCTCTAACATGGCCTGCTACAAACCGATCCCAGCCTACCGGGCCCGCTATGCGGGCCCGAATGGCAAACGGGGAATCGTTTTCAAGGCCAAAGACAGCAACGGCACGATGCTCGAAGTGCCCTGCGGGCAGTGCATAGGATGCCGGCTGCAAAGGAGCAAAGATTGGGCCATACGAATGATGCACGAGGCCCAAATGCACGAAGACAACGCCTTCATAACACTGACCTACGATAACGAGCACCTTCCGGCAGACGGCTCGCTCAACAAAGCCCATTTCCAAGACTTCATGAAACGACTGCGAGCCCGACTCGCACCCAAACAAATCCGTTTCTTTCACTGCGGAGAATACGGTGAAAAATTCGCCAGACCCCACTATCACGCAATTATTTTTGGCTACGGTTTCCCTGATCGCGTTATTTATAAAGACGCCGGGGAAACCCGCCTATACACGTCTGCGTTTCTATCTAATTGTTGGGGTCATGGCTTTACTACTGTGGGTGACGTTACCTTCGATTCTGCCGCATATGTGGCCCGTTACGTGGTCAAAAAAATCACAGGAGAACGAGCAGACGACCACTATTGGCGAATAAACGAACTCACCGGCGAAGCGAACAAGATCGAGCCCGAATACGTAACCATGAGCCGAGGCGGTAAAACCGCCAAAGGCCAACCAGGCGGCATCGGAACCGCATGGTTCGACCGCTACGGCTCTGAGGTTTACCCTTCCGACTCCGTGATCACAAACGGCCACGAAGTAAAACCCCCTCGCTACTACGACAAACTCTTCGAGCAACACCACGGCGACCTAGACGCCATCAAACGCGAACGCCAACGCAAAGGAGAACGACACAAGAAAGACCAAACCTGGAGGCGCCTACTAGACCGCGAACGGTGCCACGAGAAAAAATCCCAACTACTGAAACGAGGTTACGAACGTGAAAGTTAAGATGTTTGCAATCTGGGACGACGCCGCCAAAGCGTACATGCAGCCCTTCAGTCGCCAAACGACAGGACTGGCGCTCCGCGACTTCACCAACATGGTCAACGACCCGTCGACCATCATCAACCGCCACGCCTCTCAATTCGTGCTGTTCCAGATCGGCACGTTCGACGACAGCACTGGCGAACTCGCGAGTTCCCAAGAACTCGTCGTCAGCGCCATGCAAGTCAAAGAGAGTGGCAACAACGTACAGCAGGAGCTCATCAAGTGAAAATCCAAAGCGCTTCCCAACACAGCTTCGCAATGATCCCAAAGGCGGAAATACCCCGCTCGAGCTTCGACCGAAGCCACGGGTACAAGACCACCTTCAACGCCGGCTACCTCATCCCGTTCTACTTCGATGAGGCACTTCCCGGCGACACGTTCAACCTCAAACTCCACGCATTCGCGCGCCTCGCGACGCCGATCTTCCCTATCATGGACAACATGTATCTGGACACCTTCTACTTCGCGGTACCGCACCGCCTCGTCTGGGACAACTGGGAAAAATTCTGCGGAGCCCAAACCGACCCCGGCGACTCCACGGACTATCTCATTCCGACGCTCGCAACCGGCGGTTTCGGCGAGGGCAGCATCTTCGATTACGCCGGCCTGCCCACCGGGATCTCCGGATGGGCCAGCGGAGTCAACGCATTGCCCTTCCGCGCATTCAACCTCATCTACAACGAATGGTTCCGTGACCAGAACCTTCAAGACAGCAAAACCGTCCTAACGGACAACGGCCCGGACCCGCTCGCCACCTACGACACGTGGCGCCGCGGCAAACGGCACGATTACTTCACCTCGTGCCTCCCGTGGCCGCAAAAAGGCGACAGCGTTCCGCTACCGCTAACCGGCGACGCGACCGTACTCACCAACGCAACGGCACTGCGCAGCGGCGCCGGAAACAGCCTGCTCGCCCTACGAGCAGACGGCAGCGCCATGACAGCCGGCCGCGCCATCGGTGTCGTCACCGGAGGCGCGATCGTCGGCGAAAGCTCCACCGCCGCGACCAGCGGCATCGGCATCTATCCGAGCAACCTCTACGCCGACCTCAGCACCGCGACGGCCGCAACCATCAACCAACTCCGCCAAGCCTTCCAGATCCAACGACTGCTGGAACGCGACGCTCGAGGCGGAACCCGCTACACGGAAGTGATCAAAAGCCACTTCGGGGTCACGTCACCCGACGCCAGACTCCAGCGTCCTGAATACCTAGGGGGAGGTTCCGCGCCTGTAAACATCTCCCCCGTGGCGCAAACCAGCTCAACGGACGCGACCACGCCGCAAGGCAACCTCAGCGCCTTCGGCACCGTGAACATCAACAACCACGGTTTCACGAAGAGCTTCACGGAACACTGCATCATCATCGGCATCATGTCCGTCCGCGCCGACCTCACGTATCAGCAGGGCCTAAACCGAATGTGGAGCCGCGAAACGCGCTACGACTTCTT